GCCTATAGTAATAGGCACACAAAGACTTATGAGCAGAGAGCTCTCAGTTGTAGTAGAGGGTTATGCAAAAGCTACTAGCAACTTTGATGATACTATTGATACAATAAGCAAAGAAGTTGAAGCAGCAATAGCTGCTGACAGAACTCTTGATGGATTAGCTAAAGATACTTATTTAGAATCCACAGAGATAGAGTTTAACAGCGAGGGAGAAAAGCCATTGGGCTATGTCTCTCTTACATTTTTAACAAACTACTATGTCAAGGAAAACGCTCCTGACGTAGCAGTTTAAGGAGATAATTATGAAAATGATTAGTCCAGACGGAAAAGTTTCTATAGATGCTCACCCTTCTAAGGTTGAGTCATTATTGAATAAGGGTTGGAAAGAAGAAGCAGCCCCATCGAAAGATAAACCTAAATCTTCTTCTAAAGAAAAGTCGAAAGACGAGGTAGAAAATGGCAACACATAAAGGAAGTGAGGGAACTGTAAAAGTTGGCTCAAATGCTGTAGCTGAAATAAGGTCTTACTCAATCGAAGAATCTGCTGATACTTTAGAAGATACTTCAATGGGTGATTCTGCTAGAACTTATAAACCATCATTAACAAACTTCTCAGGAAGTTTAGATGTGTTTTGGGATGAAACCGATACATCAGGTCAGGGTGCTTTAAGCATTGGATCAGAAGTAACTTTGAATGTTTATCCTGAAGGCGATGCTTCTGGCGATACTTATTACAGTGGTTCAGCTATTGTAACTGGCGTTTCAAGAGCTGCATCATTTGATGGATTGGTTGAAGCTAGTATTTCAGTTCAGGGCAATGGTGCTCTAACAGAAACAACTGTATAAAAATGTCAGCAATAGATAACGCTAAGAAACATTTTGACAGCATAGAAACAAGAATTATAGAAGTCCCTGAATGGGGTGAGGATAGCGATAATCCATTAAAGATTTTTTGCAGACCCATAACTCTTTCAGAGACTTCTAAGTTCATGAAGATGGCTCAAGATGATGATGTTCAGCTTTTGGCTTATGTATTAATTTACAAAGCACTAGATGAAGCTGGTGAAAAGTTATTTACTATCGCTGATAAGAAAACCTTATTGGAGAGGGTAGACAGGGACGTATTAATTAGAGTTTCTAGTGAAATGATGAATAATATTTCACAGGAAGAAATTAAAAAAAAGTAATAGAAGATAAGCAGCTATACATAAAGTATGCTTTAGCTGAAAAGCTAAATAAAACTTTAGCAGAAATTGAAGAGATAACTGTTGAAGAATTTCAAGGCTGGTTGGCTTATCTTGAAATAAAGGAAGAAAACAATGGCACTGCCTAAAGCATTTAAATATCAGATAGATTTATTGGCTAATAATAAATCTGCTGGTGCATTAAATAAATTTAAGAAAGATGTAGGCGGTGTTAATAATGTTGTTCGTAATTTAGGTCAAACTTTAGCTGCTGCTTTTTCTGCAAGAGAATTAGTAGAAGCAGCTAACGTCATGATTGGCGTTAAAAACAGAATGGATGCTTTCACTGGTAGTGCAGAAGAAACCGCTACTGCTATGAATCACATGAGAAGAATAGCATTAGAATCAAGGTCTGATTTTGATGCTGTTGCAATGTTATTTACTAGGCTTTCTTTAGCCACAGAACATCTTGGAGCAACTCAAGATGATGTAGCAAACGCAACACAAATGGTAGCTAATACCTTTATCATCGCTGGTTCTCATGCTCAGGAAGCTAATAACTCTGCTAGACAGTTAGCACAGGGTCTTGCTTCAGGGGCTCTTAGAGGAGATGAGCTTAGGTCAGTTATGGAAAACAACACCATTCTTACTAAGATGTTAGCCGAAGGTCTTAATATGACTGTTGGTGAGCTTAGAGAGTTTGGTCATGCTGGTAAATTGACAGCAGAAACTGTAATGCCAATTCTTATTGAGGGAATTGACAAGACAAACGAGCTAATTAAAGAAATGCCCATGACATTAGGGCAAGCTGGTGTAGCTTTAAGAAATAATTTCCAATTTATGATTGGAGATATACAAGAATCAACCAAAGGATTTTCAAGCCTTGCTAACGGAATTAATTTTGCAGCACAAAACTTAGATGCTTTGTTCATTCCAGCCATGTTTGCAGCTATAGCTGCTGTTAAATCATTGACTATAGCAATAGCAGCAAACCCATTAGGTGCATTAGTTATAGGATTGCAGGCAGGAGTAATAGCTGCTTATATTTTTAGAAATGAAATCGTTGGAGTATTTCAAGAGGTTTTTTATAAAAAACTTCCCAATGTAGTAGATGGTTTTCTAATTAAGTTTAAAGAATTCCAAAAAATATTTAGCTTTAAAGGTAAAGACGAAGAGTTAGATGCTGAAATAGCTGCATTAGGAAAAAAAATAGAAGCCAGAACAAATAAAGTTTTTGATGAAATAAAAATTCCATCAATTATGGACTTATTATTTCCAACTGAAGAAACTCCTGAAAGTTCTGGAAAAACTGGATTTAAAGAATTAACCGCACTGCAACAATTTCTTATGGATGCCGAAAAAGGTTACAAAGATTTCTTTACAAACATAAAAACCATGCAAGAAGAAATGCAGGGTGTATTTCAAAAGTCATATGATGGATTAACTAAATTAACCATGGATTTCTTGGAAAATGGCAAAGCTAGTTTTAAAGACTTTGCAACAAGCGTGGTAAGAGAGTTGATAAGAATTGCTATACAAAAATTAGTGATTGATAAAATGTTTGCAGGCTTTGGAAGTATGTTTGGTGGCGGTAAAATGTCAGTTGCTGACATAAAATCAAATTTAAATATACCAACCTCAATACCAAGCGGAGATGGTGGTGGCTATACAGGAATGGGTGCTAGGGCTGGTGGTGTAGATGGTAAGGGTGGATTCCCAGCTATATTACATCCCAATGAAACTGTTGTTGACCATACAAAAGGTCAAGGCATGGGTACTACAGTCAACTTCAACATATCAACAGTTGATGCTGCTGGCTTTGATCAGTTACTAGCATCAAGAAAAGGATTAATAACATCAATCATAAACAATGCCATGAATAATCAGGGCAAGATGGGGGTTGTATAAATGTCTGGTCAATTTCCAACAGACCCCAACTTTAGAACTTTAAATTTTAAAGATAATAGACCAACGCTTTTAAACCAGACTTTATCTGGCAAAAAACAAGTAAGACAAATAGGCTCACAATATTTTTCTTTTACAGTGGCAATGCCACCTTTACAGCAAGAAAAAGCACAAGAGATATTTGCATTTTTACAAAAGCAAAAAGGTTCTTTTGAGGACTTTACCATACAAGCACCATTAGACAATTTAGGTGCAAGCAAATCAGAAACAGATATAGTTGTTAATGGAGCTCATACTTCTGGTGATAACACCATAGCTATTGATGGATTTTCACAAACAACTGGAGCATTAAAGGCTGGAGATTATATTAAGTTTGCCAATCATTCTAAGGTGTACATGGTGTCTGAAGATGCTAATGCATCAGGTGGAGCAGCCACAGTAACCATATCTCCAAATTTAGTAGCATCTCTTGCAGATAATGAAGCTGTTACTGTAAACAAACCTAGCTTTACTGTATATCTTGAAAACAATGAAATCATGTATTCAACTGATGCTAGTGGTTTTTACAGTATTTCATTTGATGTTAGAGAGGTTATTACCTAATGCCTAGAAGTCTATCTGCTGCTTTACAAACACAAGTATCATCCACAGCTACTAAAACAGCTTTTCTAGTTGAGTTAAATCTATCATCAACAATTAGGCTCACTGATTGGTATTCTGATGTAACTTACGATTCTAATAACTATGAAGCTGGGGGTTCTTTCCTTACAGTTGATTCAACAACTGAAACAGGTCAACTACAAGTAAATGAAATTAATTTAGGATTTTCCAATATTACAGATGATGTAAGGTCATTGGTTCAAGATGGTGAGTTTACAGATAAAATAGTTGATGTTTACTTGGCTTATTTTAATTCAGATGAAACTATTGTCGGTGCTATCAATTTTTTTACAGGTCAAATAAGAAATGTATCTATAAGTGAATCTCTGGATCAATCAATTTTAAATATGACTGTGGCAAGTCATTGGGCAAATTGGAATCTAACTAAAGGCAGGCACTATTCTGACGAATCCCAGCAGTCATTTAGCTCTGGTGATAAGGGTATGGAGTTTGCTGGTCAGGTCAAAGAAGATGTTAGGTGGGGGTCTTAAATGGTCTGGGATAAGGTAGTTAAATTTTTTGCTGATGCTTATGCTGCTTACGAAGCAAGCAAAACGCTTCAAGCCATTGCTACAGTATTTCAGGTTGTAACGCTTGCAGTAGGTGTTAAAGGATTTCTTCAAGCCAGACAAATGCTCAATAAGGGGCAAGACATATTGGCGAACAAAACCTCTATGGGTGGAAAGATACCAGTCATCTATGGAACAAGAAGGGTTGGAGCACAAATCATTTATATGGATGTCAATGACAATGATTCTAGGGATATGTATGTGGTTTATGCTTTGTCAGTCGGTGAGTGTGATGAGATTTTAGGCAGAACAATTGAACTTGATGGCAACCCATTAACTGACTCTGCAAGATTTAGAAATGGTGGCTATATTGGATCAGATAAAATATCTTCTGGCTCAGGATCATTAAACACAGTCTCTCAAAATGGAACAAATAGCTTAAATCTTGCTGGGGGTACTTTTGGAACTGATCCTACTGCTAAATATAGATATGTTTTTAATTTACATCATGGGGCTGCATCACAAACAGCAGACCCCATGCTTGTTGCATCTATGCCCAATTGGACTTCATCACATAGACTAGATGGAATTTGCTACATAGCTGCTCACTATGGTTATGATAAAGAAGGAATGTGGAAAGGAGTGCCACAGTTAACAGTACAGGTTAGAGGAAAAAAAGTTTTTGATCCAAGAGACACAAATCAAACATTTGGAACTGTATCTACCTATGAGCACTCAGATAATCCAGCCTTATGTTTTCTTGATTTTATAACCAATGATGAGTATGGAAAAGGTTTAACTCAATCACAAATTAATATGTCTACTTTTAGCTCTGCTGCTAATGTTTGTGATACTTTGGTTGATCAGCCCTATTTTAATGGCTCTGCACAAAGCGTTACATGGGAAGGAACATCTGGAGATGATTTTATTAATATCACTGGAACTGGTGCTAATTCTATTTGGTGGCAGAATAAAATCGGTGAGTTAATAGATTTGGAGGATGGCTCTGGTAATCTTGTTTTAGATGGTGAAGAAATAAAAGATATACAAAGAACACAATTTTATGATGCCAATGAAGCATACTCTGTTTATTTTAATAATACTCTTGGCTCTACTTACTCTTCTCAAAGTGGCACATCTTTACTAAAGGTCAAAAGATTTCATTGCAATGGTTACTTAGATGCTAATAAGAATGTTATGGATAATGCTAAAGAGTTGCTTGCTAATATGCGAGGTATCTTTCTTTACATAGATGGTAAGTATGAGCTCTCAATAGAAGATACAGGCTCATCTAGTTTTAGTATTACCGATGATCACATTATTTCTGATTCTGGTATATCAGTTGATTATGGCAATAAAGACAAGAAGGCAAATAAAGTTATTGTTGAATTTTTTAACGCCAACAAAAAGTATGAGCTAGACACAGCCACAGTCTTACATGATGCATCGCCTAACTACACTTCTGATGATGGTGGCGAGGTCTTAGAGGTTAAGGCAGAGTTCCCTTATGTTTCTGATCCTTATATTGCCTATAACATGGCAAAGGCTATTTTAACCAGAAGTAGGAATCAGACCACAATGCAGTTCTTGGGCACTCCTGAGATGTATAAACTGAACGTGGGAGACATCGTTGACCTTAGTTATGCTGGTTTGGGCTTCAATGGAAAGATATGCAGAGTGGAAGCCTTAGAGCTTCAGTCAAATGGATTGGTTGCAGTTAGTCTAATAGAATATTTTGACGTTTACACATGGGAAGTGCCACCACAAGAGCCAGTAGAAGAGTTATCTAATTTGCCCTCAGCTTTTGCTGTAAAAGCACCAACAGGATTATCTTTTACAGATAGCAGTTCTAGCTCAACAGATAGACCTTTTTTATCTTGGAACGAACCAACAGACTTTCCAGATCATCAATATAGAGTCAACGTAGTAGATAGCTCAAGCAACGAGCTTACAAATAAAATTGTTGATACTGAGTTCTGTGATCTTAACTTTTTACCTGTTGGCTCTAATTATGTTGCTAGTGTTAGCTCAATCAACACCCTAAATGTTGAGTCAGACCCAGCCACATTAACCTTTAGCGTTGCCACAGCACCTGTAGACACTGCTGATGTTAAAGATGATGCGATTACTTTATCTAAAGCAGGAGCAGACTTAGTAGCTGCTATTAATGCTGGTGGGGCAAGCTCAACCGAGCTAATAAAAGCAACATCAGCTCCATCTACAAGAGCAAATGGTGATGCTTTGCAGGCTCAAGACTTATGGGCAGACACAAATGACAACAATCAAATTTATGTAAGAAATGCATCTAACAATGGTTGGGAAAAAGCTAGAGATTCATCTTTGGTTACTCTATATAACTCACTAAGCTCAACTGTTTCTACAAATAGCTCTAACATTTCAACAGCTCAAGGAGATATAGTTACTCTAACAACTGATACCTCAGCCAATGCAAGTGCTATTACAAGTCTTACATCAACAGTTAATAGCAACACATCAGCAATAAGCACTGAGCAAACAACCAGAGCAAATGCAGATAGTGCTTTGGCTGCTGATATAACATCTTTGACCTCTACAGTAGGTGGTAACACATCTTCTATTACAACAAACGCTACAGCTATATCCACAATAGATGGCAATGCTTCTGCTGGCTATGTGTTAAAACTTAATGCAAATGGCAAAGTAGCTCAGATGGTTCTGGGCAGTAATGCATCTTCTGGCTCAGGAGCAACAAGTATTGTTTCTTTTTTAGCTGATACATTCAAAATTGATAATGATGCAGGATCAAGCGTATCTCCTTTTATTGTAAGTGGTGGCTCAGTCTTTATTGATAATGCAAGAATCACTAATTTATCTGGAACCAAGATTGATGTTGATACTTTAAATGTAAAACAGTTTGCAAATACTAGTTCAAAAATTATCAGCCATCTAACAGCAGGAACAAAATTTGATCTTGGTCGAGATGGTCAAGCTTATGTACAAAGAACAGGAACTTACACAGGAAGCAATGCTTCTTTTGTACCAGTAACAATTACCGATGTTAGAAATAATGCAGGATATGTGGCAATCTTCTCAGGGGTTCTTGGTGATGTTAATGGTGGTAGGGTTCAATATTCTTTAAACAATTCTACTTGGGTCAATGCAAATGGAAATACCAATATTTATTGGAACGCTGGAACTTATAGGGGTTATACCTATGTTTACACAGGTCAAATAACAACCTTGAGCACATCACAATCTACTGTTTATTGGCGAGTATATTTCTCAGGTGGCTACAATCATACTCAATTATCTTTAAACGTAATGATGGATAACACACGATAATGAATACTTTTACTATTTATGATTTGACAACTGGCGAGATATATCACTCAACAACAACTGTTGCAGATATTAATGAAGTTGGTTTGCAAGAAGGTCAAGGAATTATAGAGGGCTCTTATCAAGCAAATGAATATATTGTTGTTGATGGCGAAGCTGTTGTAAGAACAGATAACATATTAGAAATATTAAGATTAAAAAGAGATGCTTTATTAGCTGAATCAGACTGGACTCAAGTCAATGATAGTCCTTTATCAGATACAAAAAAAGCAGAATGGTCTACATATAGACAAGAATTAAGAGACTTACCATCTTCTTATCAATCAACTACAAATTTTGATGATGTAGTGTTTCCAACTCAACCAGATTAAATATACAATAGGACAGAGGTAAATTAATGGCACAACACGATTACAACCTAGCCAATCAAAGTGGAGCTGACTTCAGGGCTGATCTGAACGATGTTTTACAAGCGGTTTTAACGCTTAACAGTTCTGCATCTGAGCCATCAACTACAGCAGCATATATGTTGTGGTTAGATACTACTAACAATGTTTTAAAAATAAGAAATAGTGCTGATGATGCTTGGGTTATATTACCCTTAAGTATCAGTGCTGATAATACTGTTGATATTAATGGTGGAACAATAGATGGCATATCACAGCTTACTTTAGGTTCTAGCACTAGCGTTAACAGCATTTTAGATGAAGATAATTTAAACTCAGACTCACCCACAGCTTTAGCAACACAACAATCAATTAAGGCATATGTCGATAGCCAAGTTACTGCTCAAGACCTAGACTTTCAAGGAGATAGTGGTGGTGTTTTATCTATAGACTTAGACTCAGAAGTTTTTACTCTTAATGGTGGCACTGGTATTGATACCACAGGCTCTGAGAACACAATTAGTTTTGCTATTGATTCTACAGTTGTTACTTTAACTGGCGTTCAAGTTCTAACAAACAAAAGCATAGATGCTGATGATAATACTATTAGTAATCTTGAGGTTGACAATCTTAAATCTGGCGTTCTTGATACTGACCTAGACTCAGTTTCTGCTTCAGATGATACTCTGGCTTCAGCCAAAGCTATAAAAACTTATGTAGATGCTAATATAACTGCACAGGATTTAGACATTTCAGATGGTAGCACAAGCATTGCTATAGATTTAGACTCTGAAACATTATCTTTATTAGGTGGAACTGGTGTTAGCTCAACAGCTTCTGGCGATGGCGTTACTTTTGCTATTGGTCAATCGGTAGGTACAACAGATAATGTAACTTTTGGCGTTGTAACCGCCAATGTTACTGGACAGGTTTCAGACATATCTAATCATTCAACCTCAGACTTAACAGAAGGCACTAACCTTTATTATACAACCGCAAGATTTGATTCAAGACTTGCAACAAAAGATACAGGCGATTTGACAGAGGGCTCTAATCTTTATTATACAGACGAAAGAGTTGATGATAGAACATCAAACCTAATTCAGAGTGGAACTGGTATAAGCTGGTCTTATGATGATACTGCTGGAACATTCACACCAACAATATCTATAACACCCTTCTCTACTTCTGATTTATCAGAAGGAACTAACCTTTATTATACAACTGCAAGATTTGATTCAAGGCTAGCAACAAAAGATACAGATGATTTATCAGAAGGAGCTAACCTTTACTACACAGATGCTAGATTTGATACAAGACTTGCCAGCAAAGACACTGATGACCTAACAGAAGGAACTAACCTTTACTACACAGATGCTAGATTTGATACAAGACTTGCAACAAAAGACACAGATGATTTATCAGAAGGCAATAATCTTTATTACACTCAGGCTAGATTTAATTCAGCCTTTACCGCTAAAACCACTTCTGATTTATCAGAGGGTACTAATCTTTATTACACTGATGCAAGGTGGGATACAAAACTTGCAGCAGCAGACACAGACAATCTAAGTGAAGGCACTAGCAATCTTTACTACACAGATGCTAGGGCAAATTCTGCTATTGATGCTAGGGTTAATAAATCTTTTGTTGATGCTCTTAATATACAAGCTGCAAGCGTAGATGCTAACAGCGTTGCTTTAGGCACAGATACTACAGGCAATTATGTTTCTACAATTGCAGGAACTAACAATCAAATTTCTGTTTCTGGTTCAGGCTCAGAAACTGCTACTGTTACTATTTCTTTGCCTAACGATGTTAGCGTTGCCAATGATCTAACTGTTGCAGGAAACCTAACAGTCAATGGAACTCTTACATCATTAGATACTACAAATTTAGATATAGAAGATAACCTGTTCCAGCTTAATGCAGGATTAACAGGTAGCCCAGTAAATGATTCTGGTATGTTGATTAACAGGGGTAATCAAGATAATGGCATCTTTATGTGGGATGAGTCAGCAGACAAATTTACACTAGGTCTTACTACAGCAGATGGCAGTGCAACAGGCAATATTACTCTTGCTTCTGTTGGAACTTTAGTTGCTGATTTAGAGGGCAATGTTACTGGCAACGCTTCTACCGCAACCACACTAGCAACAGCAAGAGCAATAGCTCTTACAGGTGATGTTGTAGGTACAGCAGACTTTGATGGTTCAGCAGGTATATCTATAAGCACAACCATACAAGCAAACTCAGTTGCATTAGGCACAGATACAACAGGAAACTACATTTCAACTATTGCAGGAACTTCTAATGAGATTGAGGTAAGCGGTAGTGGTGGTGAAAGTGCAACAGTCATAGTGGGTTTACCATCTGCAACAGAGATAACAACATCTTTAGGCGTAGGTGGTGGCTCTACAAATGGTGTTGAAATATCTCAAGGTGCTATATCAATTAAAAATGGTGGAACACAATCATACATAGATTTTTACTGTGAATCATCAAACGCACATTATGCAAGATTACAAGCACCTGCACATGGTAGCTTTAGTGGCAATCCAACATTAACCTTACCAGCTACAGCAGGAACTATCGTAGGTTCAGGTGATAGCGGTACAGTTAGCAATTCAATGTTGGCAAACTCAAGTGTCAACTTTGGTGGCGTAACTCTTGCACTAGGGGCAAGCGATACAACTCCTGCATTTGACTTATCTGATGCTACTAATTACCCAACAAGCAGTCTTACAGGAACTATAACTAACGCACAGCTTGCAGGATCAATAGAAAACGCAAAACTTGTCAACAGTAGTATTACAGTTAGTGATGGTTCTAATACCAGTGCGGTTGCTTTAGGTGGCACTATTACTTATGCAGCAGGTGAGGGCTTAGATGTAGCAGAAAGCTCAGGCACAGTAACTTATTCAGCAGAAGATGCTACAAGTTCTAACAAAGGTATAGCTTCATTCACAGGTGATTTTGCAGTAAGCAGTGGTGCTGTATCTCTTGGTACATCAGGTGTTACTGCAGCAAGTTATGGTAGTGCTACAGAAGTTCCAGTCATAGCAGTTGATGCCAAAGGAAGAATAACAAGTGCAAGCACTGCAGCTATATCAACCAGCTTTACTCTTTCTGACGGATCAAATACGCAAACAATATCAGGTGGAGATACACTTACAGTAGCTGGTACAAGTAATGAGGTAGAGGTGGCTGTAAGTGCAACTGACACTTTGACAGTTGGATTACCTAGTGATGTAACAGTTTCAAACAATTTAACAGTAAGCGGTAACTTAACTGTTACTGGTACAACTACACAAACAGGCTCAGTTGTTACAGATAACAACTTTACAGGTCTAACTAACGCTAACACTGGCAATTCAACAGACTTTGGTTTTTATGGTAAATATGTTGAATCAGCAACAACAAAATATGCTGGTCTTTTTTATGATGCATCTACTGATAACACTTTTAGATTATTTAGTGATACACAAACACAACCAAGCACAACAGTAAATACTGGAGCAACTGGTTATGTTGCTGCTACTTTAGTTGCTAATTTAACAGGAAATGTAACAGGTGATCTAACAGGCAATGCTGACACAGCAACAGCTTTAGCTACTTCTCGTACAATTAATAGTATAAGTTTTGATGGTAGTGCAGACATAACAACTCATACTGCTGGAACTGGCGTTTCTATTTCAGGAGCAGAAATTTCAATTGGTCAAGCAGTAGGCACATCAGATAGCCCAACATTTAGCAACATGACATTAAATGGTACTGGCTCTATCAAAGTGCCAAGCGGTACTACAGGTCAAAGAGATGGCTCACCTGCAAATGGAATGTTCAGATACAACTCTGAAGATGCACAATTTGAAGGTTATGCTGACGGTGCTTGGGGTGCTATTGCAGGATCAGGCGGTGGGGCTTCAGCGATGGAGACCAACAATTTTACTAGCGATGGAACTACAGCTTCATTTACATTAAGCTCTAGTGTCTCTGATGAAGATAATTTATTAGCTTTTATAGAAGGTGTTTACCAAAACAAAGCTGATTATGTGGCTTCAGGAACTACCATAACTTTTGATACAGCTCCTGCTAATGGCAGAAACATTGTAGTACATCATGTTAAATCTTCTATTAGTGGCAGCAACGTCATACTAAACTCATTTACTGGCGATGGTTCAGATACAACCTTTACATTATCAACAGCACCACAATCTGAGAATAATACTCAAGTTTATTTAGATGGTGTATATCAAAACAAAACAACTTACTCAGTTTCTGGAACAACCTTAACTTTTGATGCAGCTCCTGCTAATACAGTGGCTATTGAAGTAATGATGTTTACCCAGACAAGTGTTAATGAACCTACTGCAAACAGCGTAGGGATTACCCAGTTAAATGTAAGCGATGGCTCTAATGGTCAAGTGCTTACAACTAATGGAAGTGGCACTTTATCATTCTCAACTGTTAGTGGAACTACAATTAACAACAATGCTGACAACAGAATTATAACTGGTTCAGCCACAGCTAATACTTTAAATGGTGAAAGCGGTCTTACTTATGATGGTTCTACTTTAGCTGTAACAGGAGCTATAACAAGCGATAGCACAGTAACAACCTTATCCAACTTTAATTCTACAAGTGGCAATGACTTGCGATTAAATGCAGGAAGTGCTAATAGAGATATTTTCATGCAGGTTAATGGCACTACTCACATGACAGTGCAAGGCAGTACTGGCAACGTGGGTATTGGT